AACAATGGATCAAAGAAAAAATCATATGAGCTTTGGCTCAAGGCCATAGATCAGTTCATAGATGAACGTGACCTTTTTCTTATCACATGCAAGTTTGCCCAGACCCAACAGGGCAAAGATGTCAGGTACATCCCACACGCGACCACTTGGTTGAATCAAAGAAGGTGGGAAACCGTTGATATGAAGGAGCCTAAGAAAACACTCAACAGCCTAGCAGGATGAAAAAATGGAACTGATAGAACACGGCATACACCTGAGAAATAAATCAGTCGGTGACCACAAGACTGTCTGCCCTCAATGCTCACACACGCGCAGGAACAAGACTGACCCTTGCCTTTCTGTGACCATTGACCCAGACGGTGGGGCGGTCTGGAAGTGTCACCACTGTGATTGGGTTGGAAATATCCCAAGCGGCAAGCGAGAAACAGCACCTCTCGTCAAAATGAATTACAAACGCCCTACCCTTCCCCCACTTGAACAACGAGACACGCCGTCTGCGCTGGAGGATTTCTTCAAAAAGCGGTGTATTCCAGAAAATGTCTGGAGATCATTTGACATCTATCTTGATACAAGGGGTGCCAATCAGGCCAACATCGCCTTCCCTTATTTTCTTGATGGTGAGTTGGTCAATGTGAAGTACCGATCATTTGACAAGAAATTTTCTCAGGCACCCAAAGCCCAGCGTACCTTGTTCAACATAGACAAGATCAAGTCAAACTGGGATCAAGGCGGCGACAAGACTGTTGTTTTTGTCGAGGGTGAGATGGATGTTTTAGCTATGGCCGCTGTTGGCGTTGATGCCGTCACCCTACCAGACGGTGCGCCGCAACAGGCTAAGTTTGACCCAAACGATAAAAGGTTCACAGCGTTTGAGGCCAGTGATTGGCTCAATGACGCCGACAAGGTTGTGATTGCTGTGGACACGGACAGTGCCGGAAACAATCTAGCACAGGAGCTTATTCATCGGTTTGGCAAACATCGCTGTTGGCGGGTTCAGTTCCCCGATGTTCACGATGTTAAGTGCAAGGACGCTAATGACACGTTAATGATACATGACGGCGATGTTCTTTTAGAATGTATTGAACATGCAACACCCTTCCCGATTGACGGTCTGCACTTTGTCAAAGACTATGTTGGTCAGGTGCTGGATATATATTCGGGCAACATCCAGAAGCCTGTCAGCACTGGCTTTGCCCGGCTGGATGACATCTATCAGGTGATGGCTGGGACATTCCAGCTTGTCACAGGTATCCCAAACCATGGCAAATCAAACTTTCTGGATCAACTGATATTGAACGTATCAGAGTTGCACGGCTGGAAATTTGGCGTGTTTTCTCCAGAGCATTCCGCATCTCTTCACATCCGGCGGCTGGTTGAGAAAGTGGCCAAGAAGCCATTTGACCAAGGCATGACCGAAAGAATGTCCGAGACTGAACTCAGGCAAGCAATGGGCTGGCTCAATGACAGGTTCTTTTTCATTGAGAACAAGGAGGCTGTTCCAGACATTGACTGGGTTTTGGAGAAAGCCAGAGCGGCTTGCGTCAGGCACGGCATCAACGGTCTGGTCATTGACCCTTTCAACAAGATTGCTCAGAACCGTGCATCAGGTGTGCGTGAAGATGAACACATCCGTGACATGATAGCCAAATGCCAGAAGTTTTGCTCGTCTCACAACGTGACGATGTGGATGGTGGCTCACCCGCACAAGCTACACAGAACCGAGAACGGTAGCTACAACGCTCCATCTTTGTATGAGGTGGCGGGGTCAGCGCACTGGAATAACATGTGCGACATCGGGATGGTCGTACACCGTGACTTTGATAACGGCACCACCAAGGTGATAATGAGGAAGGTAAGGGAGCAGGGGCTGTATGGTAACATCGGCGAGGTTGAGTTCACGTTCAACACGACCAAAAGAGTTTATGAAGAAAAAAGGGTGGAGCCAAAAGCCCCACCCAAGTCTTACTGGCAGGATGACTAAGCGGCCAGCTTGGTGAATTCCTTGGACGACATTGCGATGACCTGACCGCCCAGCTTTTCAAGTTCAGTCGCACGGTCATAGGAACCAACATCCTGTGCCGTGCGGGTGACTGCGTTGGCAAAGCCCCAGCGGCTGAAGTCGCCGTCACGCACAAGGTTCTCACGCACTTGTGCTTGCTCATCTTTAGTGATTAGGAGCCTCTTAGACAGGCGTTCCACCACCTCGACAACCTCACCTTCAATGACGTCCTCAGAGGCGTCTCGGAAGTCCTGAGCAATCTTCTTGATGGTCTTCTCGCTTCTCGCGGCGTCAATCACATCGTGAAGGCTCGACATGTGGGCCTGATCCTCAAGGATGCGAGTGTGGTCACTGATGATGCGGTCATCGCTGTCCACAGCCAGCTTGGGGCCAGAGTGATACTTGCGAGCATTGAAGATGGTCTCAGGAACCCACATACCATTCTCACAAACCAAGCGGTGAATGAACAGAGCGACTGAGCAGGAACCGTAGCCAACCTCAGAGTTGCGGATCATGACACCAGCCTCAATGACATCGCCTTTAGCAACCTCGGCCTGCGCAAAGGGGAACGTGACTTTGACAAACATGTTGTACGGTGTCAGTTCACACGATGAGATGCGATGCTCTTTTTCAGCAATCTTGGGCATGAGCATGTCCAGCACCTGATTATTGTCAATCCGACGGTAGCGGTCTGACAGCAAGGCGCGAGTGAAGTCGCCCTTCTCAATGTAGTCAGACTGATGATTGCTGACAGCGCGGAGCATGTGTTTGCCGGAGCCAGCAAGCCAAGCATTGACGTTGGTGGCGAGCAGTTCAGGCTTTTCCTCCCGCATGTGCTGATAGTAAGCACGAGGGATGCCAAGACGTGAACCAATCTGCTGATGGGCAACATCGGTGATGTTTGAATGGGGGGCAAAGTC